CATTATTACCACCGATTTATTGTATGGGATAAAGATTGGAATATAGTTGCACAGTCAGAAGAATTTAAGTTTATGACTGCAAATATTGAGTTCTCCTGCGGTTTAGCCTATGACGGTAATGATTTTATCATTCCATTTGGTTTCCAAGACTCTACAGCCTTTATTTTAAGACTACCAAAATATGTTTTTGAAAACATGACTGATGTTGTAATAGATGGTGAAAAAGATTATAAGTCTAAAGGAATTACTCCTAGCAGAGTGGAAAATTTTGTACTAGATCCTTTTAATGCTAATACTAATTTTGAATTAGGTGAGTTTTATTTTAATCAAGGACATACAGCTTCAGCATTAGCGTTTTATTTGCGTGCAGCTGAATATGGTAAAGTTGATGATGATATTTATGAATCATTATTGATGGTTGCTAAGTGTTTAGCAAAGCAAGGTAAACGTGCAACAACAGAAAAAGGATTGTGGTTAAATGCAGCAACATTTGCACCAAATAGACCAGAAGCGTACTTATTTTTAAGTGAATGGTCTGAATCTAATAATCAGTATCATGAAGCATATATGTATGCTATAATGGGATTAGAAAAAGCATCAAACGCTAAATTAATAACTTCAAATGTAGGATACATTGATACTTATCAATTAGAGTTTCAAAAAGCTGTTCTTGCATGGTGGATTGGAAGATCTCAAGAATCAAGAGATGAGTTTATCAAACTTGTAAGTAAAGGGAATCAATTAAATGATAAGTACAAAAAATTAGTACAAACTAATATTACATCATTAGGTTCTGGACCAGATCCATTTTTAAGATACCATAAAGGATTCTATACAAGTTTAAGATACAAATTCCCCGGAGCAGAAAATATTGAAAAGAATTATTCTCAAACTTATCAAGATATGTTTACATTATCCATGCTTGATGGAAAAAGAAACGGAACATATTTTGAAATTGGCGCAGCTGATCCATTCCATGGAAGTAATACGGCACTATTAGAAGAGTTTGGTTGGACCGGCACTTCATTAGAAATATTACCTTATGAAGTTGAAAAATTTAAAGCAGCTAGAAAAAATGAAATAGTTTTATGTGATGCTACAAAATATGATTATTCTGTACTTAAAGGTCATATTGATTATTTACAAGTAGATTGTGAGCCACCTTCAACAACATTTTTAATTCTTACTATGTTACCATGGGACCAATGTACTTTTGGTGTAATTACTTATGAGCATGATCATTATACTGATGTTTCTGGTTCTTATAGAAAGAAATCTAGAAATTTTTTATTAAGTCGTGGATATGTATTAGTAGCAAGCAACATTGCTCCAAATGAGACTAGTTGTTATGAAGATTGGTATGTGCATCCAAAATATGTAAAAGAAGAAATTATCAAAATCATGTTAGCTGCGGATGACTCAATTAAAAATGCTGAAAAATACATGTTGGGAAAAATCTAATTTGTTTGGATAACTAAAAGTTTTTACGTATATTATATAAAATGGTGTGCTTATTGGCATTACCTAAAAAATATACGTTATGTCTATTATAAATTCAGATGGTTTAAATACCAATTGGCAATTAAATGTTTTAAAAGGTTTAGATGCTAACAAAAAAGAGTTAGCGCAACTTTCTACAATACTTGCACAAATTACTTCTGTAATTGCACCAGCTGTTAGAACAACTCATATATTAAGAACTACAGGTACTGGATCATTGTTAGGAGGTGTAAAATCTGTTACAATTGTTAATGTAGGAGAAGCAAATGGATTAGTAAAAGCCATTTCTATTAAACCAAATGAGTCTGTAACATATGAAGCAGGCGCGTTAAATAATGTATTAGATGCAATTAATTTTGATGCTACAAGTACTGAATTTTTAATTACATATGTAATTTAATGATAACTAAGCAAAACATATCATTAGTTCTTCAGATTTGCCTTGTGGTAATGTGCATGATTCTTTTCCTAAAGCCTAGTAGTAATTACTACCCTGTGTCTAATCAAAAGACAATAGAAAAGCGTATAGAAGGCAAGGAAACATTAATCAGAGAAAAAGGAACGGCAGTAGACAATAGTAAATTGATTATTGCAGAAATGAATCATGGATTGCTTGATCTTCAATCACAATTAGATTTAGTTAAAAAATCAAGAGATACATTTAACATTGTACAAATTCAAGATACAATGATTCATGCTCTTCACCGAAGAGATAAAGAAAAAGATTTAATCATAGCTAACCAAGATACAATTATAACAGCACAACGTTACATAATTAATTCTAAAGATACCATTATATCTACACTACAATTAGATATTAAAAAAATCAAGAGGCAGAGAAATTGGTCTCTTTTATTAAACGGTTTACTAACAGGAGGATTAATTATAAAGTAATGGATAATACTACATTGACAATAACACTTTTTGTGTGTGCAACAGTAATAGGAATATTTGGTTTTTTCTTAAAGACCGCGTATAATGATGCAAGAAGAGATATAGATCTTTTGTTTGAAAATGATCATAAAAGATCTGAAGAACTTGGAAAACTCAAAGGTAAAATTGAATTAGTAGAACAAGAAGCAAGATTAAAGTATCAAGCTATTCAAGAACAAACTCAGTTAGAAATCAAAAATCTGGCGAAAAACGTGGGGGAGTTAGCGGATACTGTAAGACAACTAATAACAAATAAATAATGGATACAGTATCAACAACACCAGACTTTGGAGTATTTTCTCAATTAGGAAATTATGGACCAGTTGGTCTAGCAGCTTTAGCTTTAGGCTATGTAGCATGGATCTTTATTAAAAGACACCTTGCAGAAAAAGATAGATTAAAAGCTGAGGAACTAGAAGCAAAAAAGAAAAAAAGAACTTCTAAATCTAAATAATCATGTCATTTGGAATATTTGAAAGTTTAACACAGTATGGTATACTAGGATTTGCAGTACTTGCATTAGGATACCTATGTTGGATTTTCTTAAATAGACTTATGAAAAGTGAAGATGAATATAGACAACGTCTTGAAGAACTTGAAGGTGAGTACCGCGATGACTTAGAAAAAAAGTTAGAAGAAAGTACTGAACATGCAAAGAGTTTAAAAGAAACAGTTTTGATGTTATTTTCAAAGAAAAAATGAAAAAGAAAAAGAGAATCATATTTGGTTCTGCTATCGGATTCATAGCATTAATATGCCTTCAGGTATTTAGTACCGGGCATGGACATGTTGTTGTAGTGCAAAAAAACGAAGTCTTAACTGTAGCAAACAAATCATTGACAAAACAAAACAATGGTTTAAAGAAAAGTGTTTCTTCCCTAAAGGCTAAGAATGAAGCTTTAGTAGAAGATAAAGCAAATTTAGAACAAATGGTTTCTTCTGTTATAGGAGATTTGGATAGTACAAGATCTATAGTAAAAGATATTAAAAAAGAATTAGCACATGAAAAGGATGTTAATGTTAAGCAGTCTACTGGTGAGCAGTTTGATTTTCAGCCAATCAAGCTACCCGCTGCAGACGGTAATTAAAGGAGATTCTGTTGTTATTCTTACCAAGGCTCAAGCTCAAAATATCAATGATATATTTGAAAGCCAAAAAGCTAGAATAGCTACATATAAAGTTGAAGTAGCATATAAGGATAGTTTAATTGCTATTAAAGATACACTGCTAATTGAAAAGGCCGAAGTAATAAGTAACTTTACTTATGATACAGTATTAGCAAAAAGGTTGGATTTATTAGAGTATTGGATGTTAAATGCAGCAATCAATAATACATGGATCTATTACTCATGGATAGACACATTGATATATGCTGTAGATTTAAGTCAGTACTATGTTAGAAAAGATGATTACACTGGAGATATATTTTTTTACAGATGTGAAAGACCTATAGATCCTGAAACAGAACAAGAAGAACCACATAAAGGATGGCAAACTGATTTTATTAAACCTAAAAGACCAAAAGTAACTGTGGTTCCAATAAAAATGTAATTATGAAAAAAGGTATAAGTAAATTTAAAGAGATATTTCTTTATTCAGATTCAGAGCCTAACGAAGTATTAATTGGATTGCTTCATGCAGTTATTTTACCTTTTGCTATGCTTGAGATGGGTCATCCAATTTTGTTGTTTCAAATTGGAGCATCTTTAGTTGGTTTTTATCAGCTTTATGCCGTATTGTATAACGGCAAACTTAAAGTAAGAAAATATGCAGTTCAGTTGGCTTGTTTAGTGGCTATTGCTACGGTAATTAATTATTGTATGTCAGGCTTAATGCAAGGCAGTCACTTTGG